TCCTCTACTGGTAAGTACATCAAGAGCAGGCGCCCTGAGTGCCATGCTCGTCCCGTGATGATATGGAGGCGTACTTAGATGACAAGCAGCAATAACTGGGAGCGTCAGGTTTCACAGGCACGCAAGGTGCCCATCACGACCATGTGTAAGCACCTCAATGTTCAACTTAAAAAAGCTAGCAATGGCACTGATGGCGAAAGCTGGGTTGGAGTGTGTCCGCTGTGTCGAGATGATCCTTACTTGCCCCGTCTTCGTGTTAACCCTCAAGGTGGGTCTGGCACGGGTCGTTACTACTGCCCGGACTGTTCCAGTGCAGGCGATAGCCTTGGCCTTTACATGGCCGTCAAGCGTGTCGGCTTTTCCGAAGCAGTTCGAGAGATTTCCGATGTATTAAATTCAGCCAAGGAAGGTTTGTAATGACTGTTTATGACTGGAGGCGCGTCTAATGGAAGGCAAGACCGATCTGGCAGAACGCCTAGCAAAGGCGCTCTTTAAGAGTGCAGTAGACGAGATGTATGTAGACACAATCTATCACTTTCTTGGTGACGAAAGCAAAGCGCTAACGATGGACGGCTATGACGATTGTATAGCAGGCGTGTTGGAGCGGTTTGGCATGGAGCCAATTGTTGTGTACGACAAACAGCGCGTCCTTGAAAAGCTCATACGGGACGGCGCCACTGAAGAAGAGGCTTACGAGTTTTTTGAGTACAATCAGTTGGGTGCGTGGATGGGTGATGGCACCCCCGGCTTCATCAACTTTGTAAGGAGGTCAGAGTGATGTCGATCTTATGGAACTTGTTTGTAGTGTCCCTTACGGTCGCAGTGATCGCAAGAATTATTTTATTTGTATTTGATAAGGTTTACGACTGGGCCCAACGAGCTATAAAGAGCCCGATGTTCAACTCAAGCTTTGCGGGCAGGGCAATCATACGAGACTGGCTAGAGGACTTAGGCTTGAAGGAAAAGAAGGGCTTCAACGGCACTGCAAAAAACGGTGAGGCGAGGGTGAGTGAATCCATGGCTATGGATGCACTGGCTAACAACCGTGGGCTCCGTCCCGAAACGATAGAAAAGTTCGGTATCACGTTCGACGAGTCATCGCAGACGTACCAATACCGTGATGACGAATGGCCCAACGGAGCGATCCGAATGAAGAAATTCAAGGAACTGGCAAAGTTAAGGAGGACAGACGATGAATGAAGTACTAGACAAAGCCAGTGAACTGGTCAGTGGAGACAGGAGGGATGACTACGGCACCCCCACACTCAACCACGGCGCCACAGCAGACATCTTCAACGCTTACCTACAGCGTCGATATGGTCCGTATATGACCACCGTGAGGCTAGACGCCCAAGATGTATGCGTGTTTAACATCTGTCAGAAGCTGTCTCGCCTTGCGAATACGCCGGGGCACACAGACAGCTTGGTTGACATAGCGGGTTACGCCGCGAACATCGACATGCTAACGTAATTTTATTCTTAACAAAAAAACAAAGGTAAAAAATGCCAACAACAGAACAACATATGCAGAACGGCGCCTTACTGGGGATCTACAAACAGTTTGAAAGTTCTGTCAGGACGATGGGGTCTGCACCAGATGAGCTTGGGAAGCCTCCGATGTCAAACGAAGAGCTGTACGGCTTCTTGCTGGCCGACATAGCTATTAGCTTGCGGCAACTTTCCCAAAGGTTGATAGAAGAAGACCCTTTTGCACAGAATGACGAGCCAAACGACGGATCCATTACGGATTTTATTGCAATACTTGACGCCGAAAAAGATGAAGCGGCGGCACGAGGGCAGAAGGCAACTAGAAATTACCCTGTTCCCGAGTATCGAAGACGAATCCGCAAAGGGCGTCCATACTTCTCTGTCGATGTCATTAACGAGTGGTCCGACCTGTCCTAACGAAGAGTAGCGATTAATACCGCACCCGTTAGAACAGCCGTAGTGTGGCCTAGGAGGCGCTTGGGGAGTGAGGGAGAAGCTTTCGCCCTCCAAGCGTCTCTTTCGCCTTCTAGGGCGATTATAGAGCCTCTGAGCGCATCGTTCACCTCTACCTGTACAGCAAGCAAAGAGTCCGACACTTCGATGCGGCGCCACAGCAATTCTCTGTCATGGTTAAGCGCATCAATCTCAGTTTGCATGGCTGTTACAACCTCTTCATGCGACTCCATTATTCGATCAAGTTCTTGAGCTAAACCCGAATCAATGACAGCTAGGCTGTCCTGTAGCGTCTGGGCCTCTTCGTTAAGTCTGGCAGACGCTCGCCTAGCATCGCTCTGTGCGACCACAACCACATCTGATATGCTGTCCTGCACCAAGGACAAGCTGTCCACCACGCGATCATACTCAACAGAAGCCAAGGTCAATCTAGCTTCAGCTTCTTCTCGCAGGCTGTCCGCCTTAGCCACAGCAACCATCGCTTCTTTCACGGCTACGTCGCTGCCACCAAAAAAATAATTTGTTAGAAAAAAAGAAGTGACAAGAAGTCCTATCAGGGCCAAAAAAATATTTTTAATATTCATTTTTTAGCTCCCGATGTATTTGTATGCAGGAACTTTGCTGATTACGCCAACCATATTTTTCTTTCTGATCCACACTACCTCAACTTCTCCGTCTTCAATCATGCCTTTTACAAGTTTTCTTGCGGCCTTGTCTCTCATCCCAAGCGCTTCAGTTAACTCATTCATAGTCATCACATCACCGTCAGATGTTTCAGAGTTTCTTGCTCTAAAAGACTCTTTAATCTGCTCAATGATTTCAGCTTCAGTAATTATATTGCTCACTTGACTACGACCTCCGTTGGTCTTTCTGGGCGAAACAGGATTGGTTCTATGGTATAGTGCCCGTCTTCGATAACGGCGCACACTAGCCCAATGTCAGCCATACTCTCGGCAACACGATGGACATACTCTGTCGCTAACTGCCAAGCAGGTAGCGCTACTGCTCTAGTTTTAATTTTGTGGATTTGTCCGCTGTCAGCAAACTGATGAAAGTGGCTTCGCACTGCTAAGTCAGGGGGATCTTCTCCGTCCATGGCGTAGTTAAAGAAGATGTCTTGAGCGTACCACCTCATATACGGACCCTTGGTATGCGCCCTTCTGCCCATGCGGCCATGGTGCTTGACATCAATCTTAACGTCACCAACCGTAAGCTTGCGCCAGTACGAGGACTTCTGACCAGTGTCAGGGTCTGCAACAACAGGCCACCCAGCCGCAGACAGCGCCCTTGCGATACCCTCTTCCACGTTGCCCGACTCTCCAACGTGTGCCGCCGTCCCACGAATAATGTGGATAGAGTCTGGGCCTAGGGAGAGGGGTATCTGCATTGACTCCATGAAGCATCTGACATGGATGCCTGTCAGCCTACTAGCAATCTGCGATGTCTTGTGATGGTCGCCGTCAACAGCGTCTCCATTCATCACGATGTGCAAATTTGTACCCGGAACAATTTTTTTTATCTTTGCAACACGATCCCAAGCGTCTAGCCAGTTTGACCAAAGCCAATGCTGTGCCTTGTTGGGTTGATACCAACCCCCGTCATCTAGCTCAAGCCCCTCTTCTGGGCAAAGCCCTACCGTAGATCCGCAATGGGTGTCACCTAAAAATACTACTAGATGTCTATCGTTTGTTTTGCGGGTTTTCATTGGCGTTCTTATCCTCCTCGGGGTCAACGGGAGCTATGCCACACATAGAGCATCGCCCGTCATCTTTTACTGCGTCTCCGCAGTTGGGACATTCAACAAATTCTTTAGTGCTGTCCCACCGACACATCCAACAAAATCTTTCTTGATCAGGGTTTGGTGTAGCGCATCTTTGACAGCTAGTCATTGCATATTACTTCTGACTCTCGGGACGCTAGTGCCTCGCATAGGCGGTCTAGCCTGTCGCTCATCTGGCGTAGATCATCAACAAAGTCTTGGTGCTGTTCGTTGCGCCGGTCGATGTAAGTGTTCTGGCGCCTGCTTATAGTCTCTACGCTACTTGCTTGGCTCGCACTGTCAGCTTCAAGAGAGCCAAAGCGGCGATCAATAAAAACAGAGAAAGCCATTAGTCCGATAACGGCACCAATGGTAAGCTTAACCCCTGTGGACTTAGAAAATGTTGTGTCGTCAATCATTGTATGATTTGGACTAACGTCTTGCCCTTATCTCTTCAACCTGCGACTCAAGCTCAGAGATACGTTGTGCATACCATTCAAGTGTAAGCTCCTGTTGTTGGTCAAACGGAGCACTTCCCGACTCTACCTCGTTAACAAGCTTCTCAAGCTGTGTATCAAGGTGGTTTAATAACATAAATTGTTCGGCGTCCGCAGGTAATGACCCTAGCTCGCCCCTAGGCCAACGCACTCTAAAGTCAGAGTTTAGCTCAACCTCTTTTTCCATCATCATCAAAGAGGTTTCAATGTTGTTGAGTCGCTCAACTATGCCAAAGTATGCCCACACACCCAAGGCAACTCCTGCCACAATGGACAGGAGGTTACGCAGGGGCATAGTGAGTTCGGTATTATCGTTTAGTCGAGCGGGCATTGTTTTTTAATTCTTCCATTTTTCTTTTTAATGTACGAGCTAATTGCACTTGCGGCATTGCATTCAGGGCAAGGCTTACAACACCCAAGGGCGTCCTACGTTCGGCTCTACGCGATCTGTTGATTGGGTGATTTTCGTATATAGGTTGCTCAAGCAACATGCCCACTATTGTTTTCAGGTGAGCGGGAACATCTTCTTCTGATAAGGGGGCGTCCGTTGCGTGGTTTCTTTGCAGGTACCTGACCCCTTCAGAGAATGCGTCAGCAAACACCTGACCATCTCGATCTGGATATCGAGGAAAATTGGGGTTGCCTCGAAGTTCTTCTACTGCTCTTTGCCTTTGATCAAAGAAAGCGTTGTCACCAAAAGGCGCTCTAAACTCTTTATGGTGACCAAACTCGTGAGCCAGCACCTGTCTGGCTGAATCATACTCATCAGAGAATAAAGACTCAGGAGAAAAGCTTTCCTTGTACATTACAATTTCACCCGGCTCGCCCGACACGGCAAACCCCATTGCGCGGCTACGAGTGTCCCGTTCTTGGCCGGACTCAAATAGTGATCCAAGGCCGCTTGGATCGTCATGCCGGTATGCTCGGTATGAGTCTTCGGGCCTGTTGTAACGAAAGTCCACCGGCACCGCATCCCCGCCAAGTATAGCCTGCAAGCTATCTGCAAACGGAACTAAGTGTTCTGGCACACCAGAATAGGGCGAGCGCTCTCTTTGCTGGCGCCGTTGCTCGGGCGCATCTGGGCCTAAGTCGGTAATGCCGTTAGCCATTAGTCAGTTTTGCTAGGCGCCCATTTTTCTATGCCGCTAATAGAAAAGCAGCCTAGCGTGATGATTAAAAAAGAATTGTAAATAAATTCTTGCACCTCAAGCTGCATGCCCCACACGCCAGTCGTCACATCCACAACAGCAGTTATAACCATCATCGCAAAAGAAATTGCGCCAATGATAGTCTTTTCATTCCAGTCGTTGTTGTCTTTAAAAACACTAAGGAATCTACTCATTGTTGTTGTCCTCGGTTGCGTCTTTAATTAAAAGTAAAAACTCTTCTTCGTCTTTTACGATTTCCCAAAACTCGTTAAATGCTTTTTTGCTGCTCCATACGGCAAGCCTGCCATCGTCTGTTTCACCCCTGTCTTTGCCGGGGGCGATGCACCCCTCAAGCTCGTTGGCGTAGTTGGCGGCGTGAAATAGCAACCTGTCTCGGCCCTCTACAATAATTTCAAACGTGGGGTAGTCGCCACGGTGGTAATAGTCCTTGACGCAAGGGTGCAGTCCTTCGGGTATCAGCGTCTCTGAGTTCTCGATACTCCAAAAGCTTGCACCGTCATCGTCGTTGTACAGCCTTCCCCATACAGCGTCACCCTTCTCTAGCTCTCTGCGTAGATGCCATACCGGCGCGTTTACAGCCATCAGTCAACAATCCTGTTAATTAAACGAAACGACCTGATACCTAAGCTTTCTCCTAATCTTGATTGCCTGTCCAGCAATGTACGAAGTCGCGTCTGGGAAATATTTTGATCACGAAGCAGTTCGTTTCTGTCCTCCCTGATTTTATTCATTTGCTGTAACTCCCTTCCTGCAAGCCTAGCTATCTTAAGTTCGTCGGCGTACTGGTATCTATATATCGCAAGTGCGCTTTCAGGAATACCAGACTTTTTCATTCTCTTGTATTCGTCGGACACATTCTTTGCTTTTCGTAGGATGTTCCACGCGCTGTACTCAATGTTTCCGATGTCGTACTGTTGGGTGTTAAACCTTGCCAAGCCTGAGACCTTGTTAAACCTCTCCATCGGATCAAGCCTTGCGGCGGGGGTAGGGTAATCAGACGCCGCTCCTGCTACATCTACCAGATCCATAGCTCTTCGGCCTACAGTTCCGCCAAGGCTTTGAATAAGAGACTCAACCCTTAACGGAGACAGGCCAGTAACGTCTCCAATCTTATTAGCAAGAACTGGTGTTGTTGGTGTTGTCTGCCGTCGTCCGGGTCGTGTTGTTAGGTACTCAGGAACAATCGGTTTAAACCTAAAAAGATCCCTGTTAACAGCTTGTTCAATGACGGGTTGGAGCCCGGCAGGAATGGGCAACGTACCTGTAATCGGGTTAGTTGCAAACGACACTAGTGTCTCTGTAACCTCTGAAGCCAAGTCAGACCCTCGTGGGGCGGCTGAATCGATGCCTCCGCTTTGAGCCCAACGATCAAGCGCTCTTTCGGGCAAGGATGCAAAGATGTACCCAAGCTCAAACGGCTTTGGTATGCGGAAGAAGCCACCCTCCGGTTTCGGTATAAGCCAGAACATGTTTCTTTCCCACAAAGGACGATCCCAATATTCTGGATTGTCTTTGTTTGTCATCCACAATCCAACCGTGGGTGCCGACATTGCAGTGCCCATAGCAAGCATGCTTTGCGCTGACCCTGCTGCCGCAGACTTAGCAGGGTCTCCTCTAAACATTCGGCCAATCTTTGCCCAACCTTGAAGGGTAGCATTAAAAAACGGCGTAACCTCTGCTACTTTTTTTATAAATTTTGATTTTCCGCGAAGCGCAAAGGGGAGCGTAACGTCCTGTGCGGACCAGATTGCCTCTTGCACTGACGAGCCCGGCAGGTTGTCTGCTGCTCCGGCCCTCATAGCTCTGTACATTGCTAAGCGTGGCGCGTTCTCTGCAACCAAGCCAATTGTTTCTAGTACGTTTTTAGCATTGTCGAAGCCTACAAGGATGCTGTTTCTTTCGTCCTTGCCTAACAAGTGCTTCACTAATTCTGGAGCGTCTTTTTGCCCATAAGACAGTCCTGCGGTAAGCCCTCCCTCACGAACAAACTCTGCCCATTCGTCGGCCTCGATTCCTAGGCTTGCCCCAATACCGTCAAGAATATCAGAAGATGTCCTTGATGTGTTCTGAAGAAAGCGCCTCGTGCCCTCATCCAGTTTTGCTTTTGCAATTGCTCGCCCCGCACTGGCTACTTCAATTCCCGGCCTAGCAAGAACACCAAGGCCTAGCCCTGCTAAGCCAAACTGTACAGCCCTTTGAGTTTTTTCTTGCTCTGTTTCACCTGTCGCCGCTCCTGTCGCGGCCCCTATCGCACCACCAGCAAGCGACTCGGCTGCTGCACTGGCACCTCTTTGGCTCGCTCTTTGAACAGCGTATAAAGGCCAGTCACGCAAGATTGACATAACTGCAAAATCAGGCACCAGCGTAATAGACTTTCTTTTAAAATCAGCTACTTGCTTTAGTATGTCTGTTGCCCTGCCACTGGCTTCTGGACCCATGGTGTGCAGTGCGTCAAAAAGATCTTGATCTAGCACCTCATAAAAAACATCCTCTTCAGGAAGAAGGGGTGGCTTGTCCGCACCAAAAAGACCTAACTGATCTGCCTCTTCTGCAACAGGACGCCTGCGAATAGACCAAAGATTTTCGCTACCTAGGTTTCTTTTTTTAATTTCTTGCGGGCTAATTGGTCTGATAATTCCCGGTATGCCGCCGGTTTCATCTAAGAGTTCTACAAAAACATCTTCAACCTTTCTGGCGCTAATGTCTTTGTAGGTTTGTATCGTTTGAAACGGCAAGACATCAACTGGGTTTTGAACTGTTGTCAGACCCTCAACTGTTGGACTAAGAGGGTCAACACCTCTTCTGGCTTGAAAAACGTTTCTGGCGGCACGGCCCGTTGGGATACCTCCTGCGGCCATTTCAGAGCCAAGCAAAGGGACGTAGTATTCCTGCGCCTCAATGATTGTTGCCATTTCGTCATCGTCAATAATCTTTGCTCGACGCCTAAGCTCTAGATTTTCTCTAAAAAAATCTTGTAATTCGTCGGTTGCCTTCTTGAGCTTAGCGTCCCCCATGACTTGTTGGTACAATTGATCAAGACGCTCATCAGTAATATCTAACCGGCGATTTGCTCCAGCATTTCTAAGTGCTTTTTCTCGACGGATAATTGCCGCTTGTCCAATGTCATCCAGATTGTTTGCATGTCGGCGCAGCCATGGCTCATAAGCTTGCTTTAGTTTTAACATGCCGTGGCCGGTCTTTAGCGACTGTAGCCCGGATTGAGGGGAGCCAAGCATAACAGAGATAGCGCCACT